TCTATATCAATATCAAAAGATGGTCTTTATGTAGCATTTGGATTGCAGTCTACTCCATTTATATTTGTTTACCCTTGGAGTGGCTCTGGTTTTGGCACTAAATACTCTAATCCTGCATCAACACCAACAAATACTGTTAATGGAATTTCTTTTAGTCCAAGTAATGATGCAATTGTTACTGTTGGAAGCACCGCAAGTTATATTAATGCTTGGAAGTGGTCTGGATCTGGATTTGGTACTAAATATACATCACCAAGTCTTGGTGATGATGGTAATGGTGTAGCTTTTAGTCCAGATGGGAATTCAATTGCTTTTGCTAAAGATACATCTGCAACAGTTTCAGCTTATCCTTGGACTTATGCAAGTGGATTTGGAACTAGATTTTCCAATCCTGCAACATTGCCAGCAGGATCAACGGCATATTGTGTAGCCTTTAATAAAAATAGTACAGCACTTGCTGTTGGTGGTAATGTCAGTCCATTTATTCAAGTCTACCCTTGGGATGGTACAACTGGTTTTGGAACTAAATTTGCCAATCCAACAACATTACCAGAGGGTCCTGTACGAGCGTGTGAGTTTAGTGCAGATAATGCAAATATTGCACTAGGTATGAGTTCATCTCCATATGTAAATGTTTATTCTTGGTCATCATCTGGTTTTGGTGATAAGTATGCAGCACCCGCATATACACCTTCAATTACACGTGGTGTAGCATGGTCTACTGTTGGCGACACAATTTCTACTCAAAAATATATTGCGGTAGGACATGGCACATCACCTTACATATCAACTTATGGATATGGTGATGACTTTGGTGCAAAAATTAGTAATCCTGCAACTGCATTAACTTCAGCAGTAAATGGCGTAGCATTTAGTTCAGCTGGAGACAATATTGCTGTAGTAAATAATGCTACTCCATATATTCATGCGTATCCGTGGAGTAAATCTGGTTTTGGTACTAAATATTCCAATCCTGCTACCGCATTGGCAGGAACTGGAGAGGGTGTTGCATTTAGTCCTAGTGGAACGACTGTGATAGCTGCCCATGCGACTACACCTTTTGTTTCTGCCTACCCATTTTCTGGTTCAGGTTTTGGTACTAAATATTCAAATCCTGCAACTCTTCCAACTGGTGCTGGAAATGGCGTAACATTTAGTCCTAGTGGATCTGATGTTGCAGTTGCACACGATACATCACCATATATCTCTATTTATCCTTGGTCAGGTTCTGGTTTTGGAACTAAATATACCAATCCAGCTACTTTACCAACTGGAAATGGAACGGGTGTATCTTTTAGTCCAAATGGTTCTCATGTTGCAGTTGCACATACAACAACACCATTTATTACCGCATACCCTTGGTCTGGATCAGGTTTTGGAAGTAAGTATTCTAATCCTGCTACTTTGCCTACTGGAAATGCTACTGGAGTTGCATTTAATTCAACAAGTACAGCCCTTGCTATTTCTCATGCAACAACACCATTTGTGACAATATATCCTTGGTCTGGTTCTGGATTTGGGACTAAGTTTGCCAATCCGACAACGCTTCCTGCATCAACAGGAAATGGTGTGTCTTTTAGTACAGACAGTTCTTCTGTTGCAGTTGCACACAACACAACACCTTTTATTAGTGCTTATGCTTGGTCTGGATCAGGTTTTGGTACAAAATATGCGAATCCTTGGACGCTACCTGCTGCCGCTGGAAATTGTGTTGCAATTACATCAATAACTGTTTAATTAAAGGGAAATCAATGAGTCAAGAAAAAGAAACTCCAAAAACACGTGAAGAAGTTATTTCTTTATCTTTGGAGGCTCGAATTCAAGAAGTAATGCACTATCAAATTAACATTGATAACTACACTATTGCTCTTGAACAAATTTCAAAACTACCATCTGATGAACAAGCAGAGCTATCAGAATTTGCACAACAATTAAGTTCATTGCTATCTTCTGAGAAGTTAGAGCAGAAAAAAGCAAAGATCATGTTAAATGTTTTAAAACAACAAATGGAGTAAACCCATGTTTGCTAAAATTACCAATCAGGCCATCGAGAAATATCCATACTCAATCGGTGACTTGAGAAAAGCAAATCCTAATGTAAGTTTCAGCGCATATCCATCTGATGATGATTTGCGTGATTATGGTTTAGAGCGTGTGTATTTCAGCACTCAGCCATCATTTGCTGAAACACAAGTTCTTGAAGAATCTACACCTGTATTTAATACAGAATCTCAACGATGGGAGCAAGTGTGGGTTGTTCGTGAAATGACACAAGAAGAGATGCAAAACTTGGTTGAAGAAAAATCTAATATTATTAGACAAGATCGAAACCAAAAATTAGCTTCTTCAGATTGGACACAGGTAGCAGATGCTCCTGTTGATAAAGCAACCTGGGCCACTTATCGTCAAGCATTGCGTGACATTACAAGTCAGTCTGGTTTCCCATTAAATGTTACATATCCTGATGTACCATGAGCAATGTAAGCCATGAGCAAATCTATGAACGTCTATTAGCTGTTGAAGCTAAAGTAGATGAAATAGATAAAAATACAAAAGGTTTGGTTGAGGCTATTAATGCAGCACATGGCGCTGTAAAGGTTCTCAACTGGATAGCATCTATTGCCCAACCAGTTCTATGGATTGGTGGATTAGTTGTTGCCGCTGGAGCTGTTTGGCAAACTTGGATTAAAAAGTAATGGCTAATGTCAAACAACAGTTAGATATTCCTGCGATACCTTATTTGGGTACATCAGGCGCATCTTATTCTCAAAATGTTCAAAATCAAAACAATGGACTTTTGAGGTTGTTTTTTATTAAGTTAACTAATTCAATCCAGTCTCTGACAGGTCCAATGGGTGGTAAATATATAAATATGCCATATGGATCATTTCAAGATGGAACAAATCAGACTGCTGCCAATACAACTACTGCTTATGCAATAACATTTAATACGACAGACTATTCAAACGGAGTTTCACTATCAAACAGCTCAAGATTAAATGTTACTGATTCAGGTATTTATAACTGTCAGTTTTCTATTCAATTTAAAAATACAACAAACGATACTCAAGATGTAGATGTTTGGTTTTGCAAGAATGGCACTAACATAGACGCATCTAATAGCAGATTTGGTTTGCCTCCAAGAAAATCATCTGGTGATCCAAGTCATATGATTGCTGCAATGAATTTTTTTGTAAGTTTAACTGCAAGTGATTACATAGAGATTATGTGGAGACCAAGTGATACTGGTGTATCTATAGAATACTATGGTACTAGTACATCTCCAACTAGGCCGCTGATTCCTTCAGTAATTGCTACAATGAGCTTTGTGTCTAACCTACCTACATGATAGACTAAAACATGGCTTACATTCCACTTCAAATCCCTCCTGGCGTATACAAGAATGGTACTGAGTATCAATCTAAAGGCCGATGGAACAATTCAAATTTAATACGTTGGTTTGAGGGCACTTTACGTCCAATAGGTGGATGGAGGAAGCGTTCAGAAACTCAACTATCTGGATTGGCTAGAGGTCTATTGACTTGGAGAGACAATAACAACAATAGACGTATCGGAATTGGTACACATACAAATTTGTACACCATGAATGAAGGTGGCACATTAGTAGACATAACTCCAACTGGATTTACTACTGGTGATGCCAATGCTATTCTTAAAATTGGTTATGGATATGGAGCTTATGGCACTTCTGCATATGGTGTTGCAAGACCAGATTTAGGATCTTATGTTCCTGCAACCACATGGTCAATGGATACTTGGGGTGAGTATCTAGTAGCTTGTTCATCAAAAGATGGAAAGTTACTTGAATGGCAATTAAATACTGCTTCTGATGCTGCAGTTATTACGAATGCACCAACAAGTTGTGTTGGATTAATTGTTACTCAAGAGCGATTCTTATTTGCTTTAGGTGCAAGTGGAAATCCACGTAAGATTGCGTGGTGTGATCAAGAAAACAATACTGTATGGACTCCTGCTGCCACCAATCAAGCTGGAGACTTTGAGTTAACCACCATTGGTTCGCTAATGTGTGCCAAGCGTATTCGTGGTGCAACTATCCTGTTTACTGATGTAGATGTCCATACAGCTACTTATATTGGCCCACCATTTATTTACAGTTTTGACAGAATTGGTAGCGGATGCGGTGTTATTTCAAAACAGGCGGTAGCTGCAACTGATAACACTTGTATTTGGATGTCTAGTTCTGGCTTTTGGACTTACGATGGATTTATTAAGCCATTAGTTTCTGATGTTTCGGACTATGTATTTAACAACATCAATGTGTCTCAATCATCAAAAGTGTATTGCGTCCATAACTCATCATTTGGTGAAATCTGGTGGTTTTATCCAAGTTCGGGTTCAAATGAAGTAGATTCTTACGTTTCTTACAACTATCGTGAAAATCATTGGGCTATTGGAAGTTTAGCAAGGACTTGCGGGACAGATCGAGGAATTTTCTCAAATCCTATTATGGTTTCATCTGATAGTTATATCTATGAGCATGAAGTTGGATTTAACTATGATTCCAATACAATTTTTGCTGAATCAGGACCAATTGAGTTGGGTGCTGGTGATAGAACTATGAGTATTACTGGTCTTATTCCTGATGATAAAACATTGGGTGATGTGCAAGTTAAATTTAGTACAAAGTTTTATCCAGATGCTACTGAATATAACTATGGCCCATATTCAATGGCAAATCCTACATCCATTAGATTAACTGGAAGACAAGTTTCTGCCAGAATTGAAGGT